TTCGCCACGCGATTGAGCGATAGCACCAGCCCCGCGGCTGCACCGGCGGCGCCGGCCGCGCCCAGGCCGAACGATCCGAAAGCCGACGATGTCGCGGTGATGGCGCCGCCGACCTGCTGCAGCGACCCGAATAGCGCCTGGAACTCCTTGCTCGCCGCCTTTGCGCCGGTGCCAGCCTTCGTCTGCATGAGGCCGATCTCGCGGCCCATGTTGCGGATGTTCGCCAGCGCTTGGTCTGAGACGAAGGTTGCGCGAAGTCTCAGGACATCTTCATTGGCCATGTCGTTCCGCCCTTAATCCGGTCGTCGCTGCTTTTCTGCGGTCGCCAACAGCATGTCGGTCCAGTGCATATGCTGATTGACCTCGTCCAGCGTCATCGCCAAGAACTCGCCCGGAGGCCGCGAGTAGAATTTCGCCAAGCGGTAGCAGTTTAAGACTGCGTCCCCTGGACGCCCGGCGGGAAAAAACGCATCAACGCATAGGCACAGGTTGACCAGTCCTCCGCGTCCATTGACTTGATCGTTGATGGCGGAACCGACGCGAGCAGGGACATCATGTCGCCCATCACGGGCGGGTTGACGGTGATTTCGCCGCTCTGCCAGTTGATGTTGATCGGGTAGCCCGTGGTCATCGCCATTATGTCGCCGCCTGTCGGCCGGCGAAACTTCAATTGCTTGATCGTCTCGCCGTGCGCTTGCACCGGCGTTATCAGATCAACAACAACTTCCTTCAACCGCGGTGGCGCCGCGGCCTCTGGCTCGGTCTTCTTAACCGCCTCTTGCATGGTTGCTCCTTTTACGGCGCCATCTCGATGCAGCTCACGCCTTCGAACCTGATCCGAAATTGTCCGTCGTGCGTGTTGATTTCGAGCGGCCCCTTGGTCCACGCCTGACTGAGCACGTAGGTTCTGCCGTTGATCAGCTCGGCGGTCACCGTCGCGTTGGTGATGGCTTCGAGGAAGTCCAGCGACACCTCGGGCAGCGTTGACACGTCGCCCTCGATGTAGGGCACACGCGGCAGCTCCTGATAGCCGTGGACGTAGTCCTGGCCCGCGATGCCGGTGCGCTCGACCGCCGACGCGGACACCGTCAGGTTGCCCTTGAGCGGGTATTGATTGCTATCGACCTTCAGATACGCGGTTCCAGCGAACGGGCCTTGGGGCATGGTGTTTCTCCTGTTTTTAGGCGGCGTTGAACTCACGCCCCGATGCTGTGGCGAACCATCGCGACGGCATCGGGAAGCGTCATTTTCTGAAAGCACCTGATTGTTGACGCGGGGCAGGCGTTCACGACGCTGATGCGGTGCTCGTTGAAGTAGGGCGCATAGACCGCGAAGTGCTCGGCCCACTCATCCCACTTCTCACTCTGCTGCTCGCATCCGCCGTTGTAGTCGAAGCCCAGCAGCACGATTGCCCGTGCCTGCTTGTGGATGCAGACCTGCAGCGCCCCAAAGCCGCTGGTGCCGCCGCCATAGATTTCACTTGGGTCGTCCGACAGGCCGCGACCGTCCATGCGTTTCAGTAGCGTGATGTTCTTCGCGGGCGGTGGCCCTGCCTGGTCGAGCTGTTCCTCGGGCACGGCCCAATAGACGCGCGTGCGTGTCTCCGCGAGCTTTTCGCGCCATTCCGTGTAGCGCTTCACGTCGAGGCCGAAGACCGCGTCCGCCCACGGAATGCCGAAGATTTTTCCCTTCACCGCCAGCACATGCGCGCCGCGCAATTGCTCATAGTCGAAACCGATCAGCGACGGGCCGCCGCCGATGACGACCACCGGCTTGTCGCTCCAGAATGGTTTGTTCACCTTCCCGTACAAAATTCCGTCTCCCATGATGAAAACGGCGCGCACGGCCTGTATGCGCGCCGTGCCGTTTCAACAACATTTCGATCAGGCGGCGATCGAGGTATCGACGCCCCTGTTGTATTGCAGCCTGAATTGCGCCAGCACGGCGAATATCCGAAGCTGATTGATGAGGTCGGGCGGATAGAGGACGTTGACCCGGTTCGGGTCGTCAACTGCTCGCTCCACGATGAGGTTCTGCTTGAATGCGGTCAGGTTCTCGACCCGCCCCAAGAACTCGTCCTGTAGGTACTGCGAGATCAGCTCGGCTTTTATTATCTTCGGCGTCACGATGGCTTGACCGACACCGAAGCGCGTTCCGTCATCGGCCAGCTTGTGACGCGGATATTTGCTGGTGATCGCATAGCGCTGCGAGCGGAACAGTGCCGCCAGCGTGGCCAGCGTCGGCACCAGCTCATAGGCATCGTCGCCCTGGCCGTAGAGGTTTTTCTGATAGGTGGTGCTTTCCCGCTTGATCGCCGGCACGCCATCGGCGTTGATCGCCTGCGTGGCGATGCCGACCCAGGCCAGATCGTTGAGCTGCCGCATGGTGAAGCGCTGATGCTTCGGCGGCGGCAGGCAACCGTCCAGCGAGAGCGTCTGCAACGGACGCGCCGGATCGTTGACCAGCGCGCGCGCCGCCTTTGCGGTGTAAGCCGCAGCAAAGCACCAGGGCGGGGTGGGCGAGTTCGACTCGATGCCCATGACCGACACGACGCCGCTGTTGTTGTTCGGCCCGTACTGCAACAGATCGGCATAGCCGACAGCATCGCCCGCCGCCGCGACGCCGCGCTTGGCGGCGAAGATGTGTCCGTAGAGCTGGCGCATCCAGCCCCATCGGCCGTTGTCGCTGAAGCCGTACTCGCCTTCCAGCAACGCGAGCGACGTGCTGTCGGTGTACCCGGTGGCGACGTACTCGTAGGGCTCATCGCCCAGGTTCACGAGCGCCTGCGTGATGTCCACATCGCCGGTGCCCGCCGTCAGCTTGTTGGTGGCCGGCAGAGTGATCAGGAGGCCGATCGGCACCTGCTCGGCCGCGAGCGCGCCGCCATAGGCGAGCCTGACATCGATGTCGTTGCCCTCGACGCCCTTGAACTTGCAGGTGAGATCGACCTCGGCAGTAGTTGCAACCGCGGTCACCGGCATCGACGGATCGGCATTGATTGCAGCGGCGATGTTGGTCGCGGTCGTGTCCATCGGCTCGCCCGCAGCAACAAACACCTGCACCCTGCGGCCGGCGACGTAGACCGGCAGCGTGCCCGCCGCTGTCGCCGCCGCGGTAACCGAGATTTTGCCGGTCGCGGCCACGCCCGCGGTCGCTTCCTTGATCGGGACCACCCAAAGCTCTTGGGCAAAATTGTTCTGGGTGAACGCCTGCACCATGCCGTCGAGCATCGAGCCGTAACCAAACAACTGGCGCGCGTCGGCCTGCGACGGCACCGGCACCGGCACGTCAGGCAACGCGGTGCCGGTCGAAAGCATGGTGCCGATGATCAGTGACGCCAGGCGCGAGCTTGGATAGCCGGCCATGCTGGGGTCTACTTCCACCCAGTATAGGGGCATGCGCCAGTTGGCTGGGATGCTGTTGAAAGAAACGGGCATTGTTGCTCTCCTTGTTTGACTGCTTACGGTCCTGTCTCGATCTCGTACTCGCGATCGAGCTGCGGAGTGCCGGCATCGGCGTGCGCCTTGTCGGGGAATTGCGTTTGGATGCTGATGAGCTTCAGGTCGTCCACAATGGTCGGTGAGAACTGGCTGCGGAACTGGAGGTTCATCTCGACCCTGATTTCATACAAAGTGATCTCGCCCACCTTCGCGTATTGGCCGACGCGATCCATTTGCGTGCAGCCTTCGGTGAGGTTGAGGAAGCGCGGGTCGCACAGCAGCAGGTCATCGATGCTTGCCATCCATTCTTCGAGCGCGTGGATTTGGTTCTGCTCGTCGGTCGGGATCTGGACGGCCCCGGAGAATCCCAGCGTCAGATCGTGGATGAACTTCGGCATGGTCTGGTTGCACTGGCCGTCCGGCAGGCGCTTCTCGCGCAGCAAATGGACCGCGAGCACCGGCAAATGTTCCGGCTGCACCTGCAGCATCGGCGTGATGCGGTAGGTCTTGAAGGTCGTGCCGAAGCCCGCCTGCAAGAGCGACATCGCCGCGGAGTGGATGGTGTTGGCCCAATGGCTCATACCAAGGGCCTCACGGGCACTGGAGGTTCATGCGCATACGGGTTGATTTCGTCCTTCGGCTCCTTGAGGCGCAGCAACAACTTGCCGCCGCCCTGGCCGTCGAGATCGAGGTCGCCTATCCAATACTGCTTGCCGTAGGCGGGATGCCGCTTGTCGGTGATAGTGACGAAGTCGCCTTCGTCCGGGTACGCGGCAAAGTCGGCCAGCCGGACACAGAGGTCGGTCTGCTGGTCCGAAAAGATGGTGTCGTCCTGCATGACCACATCGAGCTTGGTCGATGAATAGACGCCATTGACCTTGAACGGGGGCACGCCCGGCTGGCTCGCTGCTGGCGTGTAAACGACAGCGATCTGGAAAATGTCTCCAGCCGGTTTCAGGACAAGGGCGTCGAAATCGATCATGCGGCCCTACGGGGTTGATAGTGCGATGGCGAGCTTGCAGTCGGTTGTCTGTTTCGTCGGCCTATCGCGGGTTCCAGAGCGCAGCTTGATGAAGCCCACGGTGCGCGCCCACGATCTATCGATGATGATTGCTTGATTGGGCCGCGCCACGATCGTTATTTCATGGCCCTCGTCGTCAAACAGGTCGTTGTAGCTGCCGCCGTCCGACGACACCTGAAATGACATCACGTTCGGCATGTCGCCGTCGTTGTACTCCTGCGGCACCGTGATGCGGACAATCTGACCCGCGGAGCAATCAACACCGTCCGAAAGGCTTTCGCCCTGCGTGATCGTCGGCCCGTCTACAACAACAAAGGACATCAGTTTATCCTCCAAAAGAACGCGGCATTCACGCCGCGCCAAGGCGTGGGAGTGTTAGGTGTGCGTGGCGCTCTGCAGCGCGAGCGGGCGCGAGCAGAAATTCAGGCCGTTCATCTGGGTGTCGAGGTGGATGCCTTTGTCGTTCGGCATCGGGTACTGCTTGACGTAGCGGGGCAGACCCATCGTGTTCACTGTCTCGATGTAGTCGGCCGGCGCGTACACGGTCGGGAACAGATTTGGCACGCCGGTCGGATAGAAATATGCCTTGTCGGTTTCGACCATCGCGGCGCCCTGCGCATAGCCGCGGTAGTTCGTCCATGAGATGCCGCCGAAAGCGAACGTGCCCCACGACTGGCCGCCGGAGATGTACTGTCCGCGCAGCTCGGAGGCGTCCATCATGTTGAGGTAGGTCGCGCGGACTTCCTGCGACATGATCAGCGCGTCGAAGAACGCATCGCCGCAGATGGCCTCGACCCCGGTGAAGCCCTGGCCGTCGAGGTTGTTGCCCATCGTTCGGATCAGAGCCGCGCACGCCTGCCGAACGGCTCCGGTCGCGGTCGCGCCGCTGAGTGGGAAGTTGATCACGCCGGGCGCCGTGATGCCGTACTCGTTGTAGAGATTGAGCGTGGTGCCGTCCGCATAGGTGACGATGCCCTTGATCGCTCCTACGCGCGCGTGCTCCTGCGTGTACTCCAGCGATTGGCCGGCGATCTGCATGCGCTCGGCCACCTTCGTCATCACCGCTTCGGTGCCCGTCTCCTGCCCGAAGGGCCGCACGCCCTGCACTTCCTCGGCCATGACGGAGTCGTTGATCTCGAAATGCGGCACGCCCAGCATGCGCAGCGCGCGCCGTGGCTTTGCGATGGTATGGCCGGGAGCACCGCGCGGGGTCGGCGCAACAAGTGTCAGGATGTTGTTGCGTTCCTCGATTGCCACCGCTGTCTGCGCGATGCTTATCTCGCTGAACAAGCCTCTGCCCGAGATGAAGCCGGGGATAAAGATCAGTTTATTGATTGCGAGTGAGAGCGGCACCACACCGAAGCCGTCGCCGCGAAAGATGTCGAGCATTGTCGTGTTC